CTTCGCCCCTGACGGGGTAGAAGTTCAGATCAGTATGCGGAATACGCTCCATTACGAGAGACGGATAGATGTTCCATCTGTCGGTCTCCCGGACCTAACGGTCAAGACCCCGAACTGGAGCCAGATCCTTTTAGGATCTTCGCTCATAGTTCAAAGAGCTCGCTTGCCTCGCGGCTTGTGAGTTCGTTGGGGATCTTGAATAACGCTAATGCTTACCATTGGTACTCATTAGCACAACAATAACACAGTAGTTAGTGCTATCATTATGTTTGCAACTGACATTACGCTCGCTGGCGACGCATCGTCCACTCGGACTTACGCGCTAACGAGCATCGTGAATGGCAAAGCCATTCGCGCCAATGCATCGGTAGCGGCAGGAGAGGCTGAGCTGTTGACTATTTCACATAGTCCACCAGCAAAGGGCTCTTCTGCTCCGACGCGACACTTGGTTCGTTTCGACTTGACGAAGGTCAATGCGACCTCCGGCCTGTCGCAGACGGGATCTGTGTATGTGGTCATTGAAGAGCCACAGAACACAGTCACGACTGCTCAGCTCCAGGACATGATCACGCAGCTCAAGAATTTCTTGAGTGCGGGGAACGTGGCCAAGATGCTGAATGACGAACCCTAAGCGCCTTAAATGGCTACTTAGTTGGTGCGGTCCATTGGCAGCGCAAATGCTGATCTATCTCGCTAAGAGATGGATCGATCGGCGCTTCCAATAGTCCAGTTAGGGCGTGGTGTAGTTGTTGCAATAGTGATGGCTAGGAGGTATACCATATGGATACCATGATAGCCTCGAAAGATATAGAAATATATCTTTCTCTCTACTGCGACCTCTACGCTGATATAGCTGAATGTTTCAGCTTCACATCAACAGAGTCTCGGCTCGATTTACGAAAAATCGTAAATAGAGTCCGCTCTGAGGGGATTTCGTTTTTGACGAAAACCCTTCCGAGATTGGGAAAGGCGGTAGATACCGCTCTCTCAAAGAACCTACCTCTCACTGTATCTGGCTTCCAAAAGAAGCCTGGTACTGTAATACCCAAAATATTTGGGCACTTACTGAGTGGTGTGTTCGCAGACAACGGGGCCGAAAGGCCCGATGCTGATCCTGGAATGCTCAGAGCACTGAGACAACTTGTATATTTTTTATACAAGCTTGAGATACCCTATGACGCGGCTAGTACCCAAAAGGTGCTAGACGCATTCATAGATACTGAACGGGAGCTTGAACAGCTATCCGTTCCGCAGAATGCCATAACGAAGTATGCTAGTTGGTTTACAACTAGTGTCTTCGGTATGTTCGACCACAGGAACATCCTTCCGAGGCATGGTCCTGGAGCCGTGGCCACAGGTGAGCGACCTCATGAAAAACATGAGTTCACTCGTCTGTATAAGGCGATCGAAAAAGTATACCCCTTTACGGAGTATTACCAATTCAGCCTTATGCAGGTCTGTGACGACTACCGCAAGTATGAGGCCCTTGAGGTCCTAGAAACCGGAACGGCGAAAGTCGTTCTTGTTCCGAAGGATTCTCGCGGGCCTCGGCTTATCTCGTGTGAACCACTCGAGTATCAGTGGATACAACAAGGGCTCGGACGTGCGATTGTCTCGCACCTCGAGCGGTCGAAGTTTACTTCTGGTCATGTGAATTTCACAGATCAGGAGATAAACCGCGACCTTGCTTTGTCGTCGTCCATTGACCAAGAATGGGTCACATTGGACATGAAGGAGGCATCGGATCGTGTGTCTGTTCAGCTCGTTCAAGAGCTATTCAAACACACGCCGGAACTTCTTGAGGCCTTAATGGCAACAAGAACTTCGGCGACGATCCTCCCTAATGGTTCAGAGGTGCATTTGAATAAGTTCGCTCCGATGGGAAGCTGTTTATGCTTTCCGGTTGAAGCGTTCGTGTTCTATGCACTTGCTGTAAGTGTTCTCATGTACGAGAATAGACTTACATGCCGCGAGGCATGTAAACTAGTCTACGTATATGGCGACGATATCATAGTAAGACGGGAAGACTATCCGCTCTTACTGCAGCATTTCCCTTCATATGGACTTATGTTCAATGAATCGAAGTGCTGTACCAATGGATTCTTTCGTGAATCCTGTGGCATGGACGCCTATAAAGGCGTCAATGTCACCCCGATCAAACTGAGATCGGTGTGGTCTCGTCGACGTAGAATAGATATCGGTGTAATCTCCTCTTACGTCGCGTTGTCAAACGCGATGTTCGAGAGAGGTTACATGCGTGTCAGTGATTCAGTCGAGGCTCTCGTTACGAAAGTAACGGGACCGCTTCCTGTCTTCGATAAAGGAGACAATGGCGGACTTGGCTGGATTAGACACGACGCGTGTACCAGAGTACAACCTGCGGGAGTGCGAACTCGTTGGAACAACGAATTGCACTATCGCGAGACTTATACTCTGCGGTCGGGGCCGACATATTCGTATGCCGATCCCGATGCCTGGAGCACTGTGCTCAGAAGAATTACTTCTCCTGACCAGTACACCACACCCGGTACCTATACGGTTCCTCACCGTAGTCGCCCACAATGGGGATGGACTAGGTTGGCTTAATAAGCCAGTTC